ATGATGCCGCCACCCTTGGTAAGGGCTTCGACCCCCTTGCCACCGAAGTTGGCTCCGAAGTTTGCCCCCAGATTCGCACCTAGGTTGGCGTTGTTGGCGCCGAACTGCTGTAGACCTCGACCCCCAAGCAAGATTCCGAGGCTGTCCATGAGATCCAAGAAGCGGTCGAACTCGTCGCTCATGAATGCGTCTTGAAGCGTTGGTCCAATATTCTTGGCGAAATCCCAGACAGCACCGAAAGCGTCACCGACCTTGTCGGCAATCATCTTGATCTTGTCCCAGGCCCAACCGAAAGCATCAGCGATACCGTCAGCAACCGCCTTGATTTGGTCAGCCACTGACTTCACTCGATCAAGACCGTCACCAATCTTGTCGACGATGCTTTTGACTCGATCGAAACCTCCGGACAACGAGTTCGATGTGTTGTTGCTTGTGTTCTCACCGATGTTGTCGAAGAAGTCCTTGATCCCCTGAGGAACCTTGACATTGATGTTGGTTCCAAGAACGCCGTTGATGAACTCTTGGAATCCCTCGAAAATATCGGTGATAGATTCGATGCCTGCTTTGATGAAGTCCCGAATCTTGAACACGAATGCGACAATCGGAGAATCTTCTGCCAATGGACCGCCGACGAAGTCCCCAAATAGGAGCGACTTGAACAACTGTCCAATGATTTCACCAATACTACCGGCAAGCTTTTTGATCGTCCCAGAAGGATCAACCTTGAGAGCGTCACCGAAGTTGATGATTCGATCAGTGAGATCTTCGAAGAACTGAGGCAACAGAGCGAAATCGCCTTCGATCAGCTTGTCATGCCAGTTGATGATTCCGAGCGCCACTCGTTCGATCAGATCAAACATCTTCTCTCCATCGCCACCGGAGAAGTGCTTGAACAAGTCACCGAACATTTCGCCGATTTCCTTGACGATTTCGATGCCGATATCAAGAGCAGAGAAGACCGCCTTGGCGACCAGGTTCAGTCGAAGGAAGAAGGTGTCGGATTGCCGGAGATGCTCCATGAAGGCAGCGAATTTATCCGTGAGTTCGAACAACCTTTCGGACGTCACCGCTGGGAACAAGTCGTGGAATGCCTCTTTTACGGCTCCCATACTGAGTCGTAGTACTTCGAACGTCGATTTGAGACCGTCAATCAGACGGGTTCTTCCGCCGAGATCCTTCCATCCCTTGAGAAGATCATTGCGAGCATCGGCGTTAATTCCTACGAACTTACCGACGATGTTGTTGAAGTCGGTGAACATTGCTTTGGCTTCTTCGAAGTCGCCAAATATAATCTGGAACGAACGGCTCCAACCCGAGCCCATTGATTCCTTCACCGTTCCCAACAACTGCGTAAGCGTCTTGACTTCGGTAGCTGCGGCAACGCCCAACTTGCCGAGCTTTTCCATCTCGATCGCTTGATCTTCGGTGTATCCGAGAGTCTGAAGTTGAGCTGCGTTCAAGTCGCCCGTGAACGACTGAAGCGCTGTAGTCAACACTTCGCTGGTCAACCAGTCCTGCTCAAGCGAAGCTTCGAAGCTGTTGCCGGCCTTGGTCCATTCCTGGAATGTTGTAGCGATGTCGACATCTTTGAGCGTACCCAAGGCCTTACCGGTCTCGAACAACGCCGTCTTGAAGACTTCGCCACCCATGCCAGCGTTACGGACCGACATCCAGTCGATCAATCGAACCTTGCCAGCGGCGAGTGCCTGAGACAACTGACCCATGGCCGTGTTTGCCTGATCCGCACTTGAGCCAGATATGGCGGCCAGGTTAGCAATGCCCTTGATGGCCCCGACAGATTGATCCAACTCGACACCAGCGGCGGTGAATTGACCGATGGCCTTCGCCATTTGACTGAAGTTGTAGATCGTCTTGTCCGAGTACTCATTCAGTATGTTGAGAGCATTGTTGACATCCTGCAGATCCGTTCCCTTACTTGCCGTGTTGGCAAGGATCGTCTGGATCGAGTTCATGTTGGTTTCCATCTCACGGAAACCACCGATGATGGGATCGGTAGAGAATGCCGTAGCCATGTCAATGCCGACCGAGGCAACCTTGCTGGCGATTTGAGCGAGAGCAGTGATGCCAATAGTGGCAAGTGCCAGGAACTTCTTGCTCAGCCCGGCAACGTTCGTGCCCATGCCTGCAAGATTAACGCCCTTGACTTGTTCACCAAGTTGACCGAAGCTCCGACTCGAAGCTCCGAAATCCAAGCTGTTCTGAAGCGACTTTACTTGACCTGTCGCTTCGGCGATCTTCTGACCAAACTGACTGGTATCGACAGTCATCTTGACTTTGCCCAGATTACTGAGATCCGCAAAGTCTCTTTGGACCTTCTTGAAGTCCATTGCCGACTTCAGACTGTCCAGTGTCTTGATCGATTGGGCGACATCACGTTCGAACTTTCCGTTGTCGAACGTCATTCGAATGATTCTGTTGTCAATGGTGGTCACTGTGTCACCCTCTTCCAAATTTCGTAAGACATCTGGTCAAACAAGGGTTGCATGGCGGGATTGATGAAGTCCCTACCTTGCACATAGCCACCATTTCGTGTGGCGTGCCCATACTGAATGAGGATGACGATCGGAACACCGTCATCTTCGTTGTCGTTGTACCAAGTTATGGTGATCCGACCACGCTTTTCTGTGACCGAATATCGCCAACGTCTGGAGGTCTCTCGAGTGTCTTTGGGCGTGGCGTTCGAAAGAGCATCTACTCCTCGAATCCCATATGAATCCAACCAACCGAACTGCTGACGTCGAGACATCCTCTTGAGGAATCTTTCGGCATTCTTGAAGTCCCCCTGATGGGTCACCTCGATCACGATGCCTCCTAGGCCGTCCAAGCATTGGAAATGTTCACCAAATCTCCCAACGAGGGCAAATATGGATCATTCGTAACGTCCCCATAGAGAATCGTCTCTAGAGCCGTCACAAATTCTGGCTGGGACTTGGACGTGTCAAATATGAGATGTGCTGTTGGGCGAAATCCCGGAATCATCGACGGGATGCCGTTGATTGTCCATTCGAACTCAACCATGTCCGAATTCTTTGACATCGTCTTGTTTGATCTTTGAGCCGGAATGGCGCTAAGATTCGAGGCGACGTGGATCTTGTGCCCCAACAATGCATTCACATCGTTGCCAACTTGAACTCGCCAACACAGACCGAAGAGCGCCGGCGATTGTGCAGTCACAAACATTCCGTTGCTCGATTCTACGATCCCTTCGTACTCACCGAATTCCTCTGGGAAAGTGAACGCTCTGAGGGAGGCCGAGAAATCCGCCACAGCAACGATGTCATTGATCTTGACCCCATCGAAGTAGATCGGAGTTGCTTGAGCACCAGTGAATTTCTCGTCAACGGCTGTAAGACCATTCCAAGGCACCCCATTTCCATCTTCGAGGTACAGCACGCCCCGATCAAGTCCGGTCTCGAAGTACTTCTGTCCTACTCCATCCCACGATAGTGCTGCCATCATCCCTCCTATCCACGAGTGTTGTTCGCTGCTCTACGTCGAGCATTTTCCTCACGCTGCCATGCCGCAATTTCTGATCTCGACTGCTTCTTGTTCGACCTGCTTTGCTTGACGCCAAAGATTCGAATCAAAGCGAACAACTGATTGAGATGACGCCCTTCCCATTCAGTCGGAATACCGTTGGCATACATCCAATAGTAAATCAACTCGGCTGTGATCTTTTCTGTGCGAGATTTCTTCGTCAGAGCTTCTCGAAAGGTTGTGGCTGTCTGTTTGGAGTCGATGTATTCGTTGATCTCTTTGAGATTCTCGACCGACAATCTGGAAAGCTTTTCGAAAGTAACCCCCGGGGAAATTACCATGAATCGAATGTACCAAAGCATTTCTTCTTGGGTCTTGGTCACCTTTTCATCCAAGAATGCCTTCTCGAATTTCGACTCCCATTTTGACAGAGAGATCAGAGAATGCTCAAGGTCAAGCTGAAACGATTGTTCGCTAACGAACACTTCGTCCTCAACATTCCACATTTCCAATTCAGGAACGGTAATAGTGAGCATTCTCTGACCTCCAACTGTCATCACGTCACTGTGACATAGAACACCTGAACCTGCGCCGCCGGGATGTAGAAGCCCGTAACTGGCGACAATTCGACTCGATGGATTCCGTTGGTGGTGAGCGTCAGTGCTTCGGTTGCGGCTTCAGACAAAGTATCACCATCAACAATCCAAGCAGTACCATTCCAATGCGAGGTCGTGAAACGCACATTGGTCGTGGTGCCACCAATGGCAACGGAGTCAACTCCGCCCGCCACGGTAATGTTGGTCGCAGTGGCGGTACCGTTCAGAAGTGCACTGACTTCATCCGGGGTGGGCAACTGAGGATCGCCGGCTACACCATAAAGCAAAGCTTCGAGTGCTGCCAGTTGGGTTGGGTCTGCCGTGGTCGAGTCAACCGTGAGCACGGACGTCTGGACCTGGACACTGTCGATGGTGATCGGGACCGGAACCGACGTCAGCTCGAAGCTGAGTTCGGTCATTTCCGGCGAATCGTTCACCGTGTCGTGCGACTCCTCTGACGGGGCAGCAAAACATCCGTAGAGCAGGTGCAGCTTGTAACCGAAGGAGTCTCCGGCGACATCGTTGCCCTTGCGTGTGCGATACGCAAACCCGAACGATCGACGAGTCTGTTGACCAGCGACCAAGCCGGGAGCAACCTCGACCTTGCCATTGAACTCGTCGAATTCAGGTGGGTATGTGTAGCACGTGATCGTACCTTCGAGCTCCTCGACCGACGTGAGAACACCGTAGATGATGTTGTCTGCGTAGGTTTTGGTCTGCTCGGCCCCGGTCGGTGATTCGGTGACGTTGGTGAGACCGTTCCAGGCCACGCCATTGTCGTATTCACCGTCCTCATTGGGGATGTAGAGAACACCGTGGTCGACTCCAGTTTCGAAAAACTTTTCGCCGACACCGTCCCATGTTAGTGCCATTTCGATTTTTCTCCTTTAGAAGAACAGCTTGTAGACGTCGTGATTGAGTTGGTCAGCCGGATACCATCGATCGAATACGCACATTGGGAGTGCTTCGATTGCTCTTTTAGCAGCTTCATCAGCCGCTTTGAGAGTGTTCGAAATATAACTCACCTGGTAGCGATCCGTAAAACGGTACGGGCTGTTGTCAGCAAACTCTGTCGTGGCAAAGTCACGAGTGTAGAGAATGCATGGATACTGCATCCCAGTGGACGGAGGCCGCTGGAAATATACGTTGTCGGTGATGGTTTCGAGGAGTGTTTGCAGCTCAGTCCGAGGTCGGCCCATTGTACACCTTTCCAATACTGAGAATGAGACGGGGTCTCTGGACCTCCACTAACGGAACAGTCCAGAGTTGCCCCTCCCATTGCACGTATTTGATCAGATGCCAGTGCTCGAAGGCATACTCGTCTCCAACGATGGAGATTGAGTTACCAACGGAAATATCGCTATGGATCGAGTCTTGAGCCGGATCGAGTCGTCGAGTGTTTCGAATTACATCACCGTAATATGCTCTCTCGGCGATGGTATCTACCCAAACTCCGGGACTCTCGAGAATCGAAATTCCGTACCCGACATTTCCATGGAATCTTGCCATCTGAACTCCTCAATTGATCACTCAGGACGTGTGAACGCCCAGTCATCGACGTCGCTGTCTGCGAAGTAGTAGCTGGCCGAGGACGGAACAGCATAGACGTTGAGTGTGTCGCCCGGATCAAGAGCGGCCTGCGCACCGGTGCTCAGAGTGGCATCAGTGTCAGCGTTCTTGTAGACGACACCAGTCGTGGCCACGATTGTGACAACACCGGTCGACTCGACGAACGTCGGATCATTCGGGACAACCAGAGCAGCACCAGCGGCAACGCTGTTGATGACCAACGCAGACTTGTACTGCGTCAAGGCACCGCACAGACGGGTTTCCGTCAAGAACTTCTCTTGGTTGTAGTCGATGTCGAAGTCCTCGTAATCCGTGATCTGACCCTTGCGAGCTGCACCGAAAGTGTAGTCGACCGGGTTGACCATGATGCCGACGATCGTGGGATAGTCCTCCATGACCTCAACCGGAATGACCTCACGCACACGAAGTTCGGTGGCGATGTCCGCAACCGACTTGAAC